ATCGCGTTTCCAAAAACAAACTGTTCAGTGGGCCATTTAATGTATCATTCAGCGGGCAATCAGCGTGCTGAGTTTCAGAAAGGTAGATTCAATGAACCAATTAGCAAATTTTAGAATCGTCACTAATGAAGTAAAGATTATCAATCATGACATGGATGGAAATTTTGATGTTAGCCCAAATATCAACAGACAGACAGGCCATATTGAAAACAGCAGCAACTATTTCACAAAATTAACCATCTCTTTTGAGAACACCGAAGAACATCCTTTTCCGATAGATTTATCCGTCACTATGACAGCCATTTTTGATTTACAGCATTTGGATACAGACGATCAGGAACAAATTGAGCGCTTTCTTCGCTTTCAGGGTGTGCAGACCTTGTTTCCGTACATGAGAGCGACCATCTCTAATACTTTGTCCAGCGCAATGATCGCTCCCTTGACATTGCCCATTGTCGATGTGTACCAACTGTTTCCGGAAGATGCCAAGTAT